TTATTTCGGTACTTTCGGGTACACATCAATCATAAATTCAGAGTTTTTCTGGTTCTTTTTATTCCGTTTTGTTTTGGTCAGTACAATCCGGTCGATCAGTTTCCTTAAAGCGCTGTTCTTTTCCGGGATAGTCAGGGAGTTCCATTCGCTTAACAAGTTCTTGCACTTCGGGACAAAATTCTTTCGATTTGCCTGCCTCGCAATCGTAGTATGTAAATCTTCCTGGGCAGCAGTGATATTGTTCATGCAGTCTCTGATCCGTTGTTCCAGAGCATTGGACCGTTCAAGGAAAATTTCTTTCGTGTAAATTCCCTGCTCTAAAAAATCGAATAAGGATTCTCGCTGTTTTAAAAGAGTCTGATGCTCTGTTTCAAAATTCGTGACGATCATTTCTTTTGCAGCAATGGCAGCAGCGTCTTCCTCATGAGTGTCGGTAAATTCATACTTAACGATGTAGTCTTTCAGCCATTCAAGCAGAGCCTCTTCCAGTTCATCGATTCGGATCCCGACGGTGGAACATTCGGTATACTGGCAGATCAGCACATCATAAGGCGTTTTTGTCTGCGCTTTTTTGCGGACCATAAGTCGGCCACATTGAGAGCAGCGAACCAAACCGGCAAATAGATTCTGAATCGGTCTGTCATTTCTGACCGGAGAGGAAAAACAGCCTTTTGGCTGATTCGCACGTTTGAATAGGTCTGTGCTGATGCGTGGCGCCCATGCTGCATCAGCGAGAATGTAATCCGTGGCGTTTGGTCGGGATTTTACCACACGACCATCCTTTACGGCTCTGACCGTTTTGCGATATCCCCAGCGGACTTTTCCGATGTTGGCCGGATTTGAGATAATACCCTTGAGGGTGGAGGGGGAGAATGGCTTTCCACTCCTTGCAAGAATCCCCATGTTGGTCATGTAAGTGCAGGCTTTCTGATATCCATACTGTTTATTTCCACACAGATCATACATTAGATCAAGAACCGGCGCCTCTGTTTGGCTGGGAGTAAGAGAATAGTGTTTTCCATCCGGTGCAATGACACGCTCCCATCCATAAGGGGCAACATTGCCAACATAATAACCATCAGAACTGGAACGCTCCCTGCCGCGCTGCATCCGGCGCTTGATCGTGGCGTACTCCCGGCGGCTCATAAATAAACTGAACTCAAAGTATTCATTGTCATACTCATTTGCAGGATCGTAGGTTTTACTTGGTGTTACAATCCGGGTGTTGGAATAAAAAAATGCACGCTGCACACGTCCCTGATCGATCGTATCACCTCTGGCCAGACGATCTACGTCCATTACGAGGGCACCATCCCACATACAGGCTTCTACCTCGGATAGGACTTGCGTCATGACTGGACGGGTATCAATACTGTCTCCAGACACAACTTCTCTGTAAATTGCACCGATCGGAAGAGAGAGTGTCTTCGCCAGCTCTAACAGGGTAGTAATGTGGCGTTCCAGAACATCAATCCCTAGCGCTTCCAGTTCGGCGTCTTTTCTTGACTTTCGTGCGTAGATAAAATAAGACATTGTATCACACTCCTATGTAATTGTATTGAAAAAAAGGTACAAAAATAACAGTCAACGTGCGAACTTACGTTCCGCTTGCGCGACTGCTCCGAAGATGATACAATATTCTTGGCTTCAGATTGCATATCTTCGGATATGTAGACCGTCTCTGTTGGCGCAGGGGCGGTTTTTATTTTGAAATTAAACATTACCCAACCGGGTGACACTCCGGTATCTCTTTAAGACCACTAGGGCGTGATAGCTGCCTGTTCTATCCTTGGATAATGATTCATAACAAATCAGTAAACATATTTTGCGTTTTTAAGAAAACAAAAAGGTGCTTCCAAAATGGAAACACCCTCGAACTTTAAACTGAATCACAAGCTGGGCGGCGTATCCAGCATCTCAGGTACTCTTGCGAGTGTGTCGGGAGCCTTTCCGACCTTTGCGGTTCAATCTATTGTATTCCCATTATAGGGCAAAATATTCTATTTGTCAAATTTTTTTAAACGTCCGTTATTTATCCCATGTCTTAGTTTGCCGTCTGTGATTGTGTGAAGAGTAGCAACATATAGATAGTTTTCTTTCACATCTAATTTGATACCAATTTGCACATTTTCACTAAATATCTTGACAAGTTCAAAGCTATCTCCAGATTCATTTGGGTTAACACCTATGTAATCAGGCTCTGATATGATAGATGAGATAAATCGAAGATATGGCAAGCACTCAGGGTGCCTCTTTTCTATATGTTTTTCCAAACCGAATGACTGGTATATTAAATCTTGTTTAAATTGTACAGGAAGATATTCATTAAATTTTTCATTGTAAGAAGCAATCGGGAATATCTTATTATTCATGATTTATCTCACCTCTTTTCTTTATGTGTAAACGCCGCAGCGATTATATCATTTCCATAACTGCTAAATTAGGAATAAAATAAATAACATAGTTATCTACAGCAGTACATACACCACGAGTCATTAATTAAATTATTAAAATATGATCGGATACTTAGCCTCTATAATAAATCATCTATTATATCCCAAAAATCGACCTCATTAACGATAGTGAGCTGTTGCCCATCCTTTCTTTTAGCTATAGCATCCTCGATTTTACGACCATAGCATGAAAAAGCCCAGCAAGGATTTCCGTCATTTCCAACAATAAGATACCGAGTTTTCTTTGTAATGTTATTGTTGAATTTGCCACCGAGAGATTCGACAAGTTCTGCAATATCATTTCTTTTGGCTCTTGTGGATTGTCCTGTAAAGCAAAACAGATTATCTTTAAATTCTATTTCTTGACATACAGCGCAAATTCCTTGAATGCTATATTTCTCTTTTAAAGCATCTAATTCAGGCTGATTCAAGTTATAGGAAGTTGTAAGATCAATGAAATTACTCAAATAGGCCTTAAGGATATTCCGCTCTTCGTCTGTAATCTTCCCGTCCGCAAGAATTGTGAGCAAAAGACTTTCTATTTCATCAAATGGGTAGCAACCGGAAAGATACTCGTTTGCAGAAATCCATTTGTTTAATGTAGAAATTTCTTCATTTGTGATTTCGCCATCAGCCAAGATTCCGTGGATAAGTCCTTGTAAAAACTGAAGAGACGAAGTAAGTAAGTCATAATAATCGGAATCGGATACGAAATTATTACACAACCAAACAATATCATTCGCCTCCGAAGAGGTTACAACTCCATCTTCATATGCTTCTTCAATCATAGGAATAAGTTCGCTAAATGGATGGCGATTCACTAAATGCTGATGAGACATACACCAGTGACTTAATTCATTTACCTCATCTTCACTTATTTGATAATCTGTCGTAATTCCTGCAACGATACCTTTTAAGGTGTTGATAGCTTTATGTAGTTCAGCTGGGGTGGTAAAACATCTGTAATCTTCTAATTCGGATAAATTTTTCATTAGTTCCTCTTTTCTCCTGTACATTAACACCACATAACTTTTATATAAACGCCGCAGCGGTTATATCTTAAAATTTTCCTCTCAATTCTACAACCTTGCCAATGATACGAACTGGCTTACTGAGGATCTCTTCATTAGAGAAGAACATCGGTTCATAGCTTGGATTATTTGAAATCAATTCAATTCCATCTCTGTATTTACGAAGTCTTTTACAGGTGGCTTCATCACCATTGATTGTGGCAATAACAACATCACCGGATTCTGCATCATTTTGCTGGCGAACAATGACAACATCGTTTTCATAGATCCTTGGTTCCATGCTGTTACCTTTTATTTTCAGCCCAAAGAATTCGCCGGTCTTTGCCATTTCTTCTGTAATTTCTTCCGTATCAATCACTTCTTCAATGGCATCAATGGGAATACCCGCAGCAACACGGCCAAGAACATTGATGGATACTCCCTTACGTAAAGCGGGAGAAGGGATATAAGTAGTTTTTGTAGTTCGTCCCAAAAGATAGTCGGTATCTACATTGAAATAATCCGCAATTAACTCGAGAGTTTCAAAATCGGGTTCCCTAGCACCTTTTTCATACATTCCTATAGTACTTCGCGAAATATTTAATTGTTTGGAAAGTTCATCTTGTGTCAGTCCCTTTGTGGCGCGCAAAGACTTTAAAATATTTTGAAATTTTCCCATTAACTGTCACCTCCGATGAAACAATATTAACACGAAACGTGATGAAAGTAAATAAAAATGTCACAAAAAGTGTTGACACAGAATGTGACAAATGGTATTATGAGAGCACAAAGAAGAAAGGAGTGATAAAAAAATGCCAAGTGCAAAGGAAATTGGAAAGCGACTTTTAGAGTTACGCGGAGATAAGGCGAGAGAAGAAGTTGCAAATGCTGCAGGAACAAGTGTTTCAGCTATATCAATGTATGAAAATGGAGAAAGGGTACCAAGAGATGCAATAAAAATAAAATTAGCAGCATTTTATAAAAAAAGCGTGCAAGAAATTTTTTTTGACTAGAATTGTCACGTATAGTGACGAAATTCTTAAGGCAAAAATAATGAATTTTGCAGAGGAGAAACAAAATGAAAGAAAGTGTGGTAAAGAGCATGCGCATTAAAGTGGAAGGGAAAAATGAAGTATTAAATAATTTAGAAAAAGCAGAAAGGCTTATAGATCAAGCAAGAGATATTCTTTATCGCACTCCTACACAGATAAAAGTAGTTGTGGAAGAGTGCGATGAAGAAGAAAAAATTACTTGTTCTCAAGATACTCGATAATTCCAGACAGAACATAATGATTTTGTTGAGCAATAGAATCAAGAAGGGATTTTGTACCAAAATCAATAGTGGAAGAACTTATGTTTTCCTGAATTTCTCGGCTGGATTCGTTTAATAATTCTCGTAATTGAGAGATGTCAGAAATATGATCCATTTACGTTATCTCCTTTCATAATACTCGGCATTGGCAGATGCCTGTATTAACAGTATAGGAGATAAACCAAAAGAAAGCAATCCAGCCACGGAGGTTACGATGGCGATTAAACATAGAGAGGAGAAAAGATGGAAATTGTAATAGCAAGCGTTATCTGCTCAATCATAGCATCAATTGCAACAAGCCTTATTATCGCAAGGGAATCTTTGAATATTATGCGAGATGAAGCGGATAGAGTGTTTAAAATGAACTTAAATTTTGTCAGAGATGTTGTAAATATGCTGGCTGATAGATTCGGAACAACTCGGAAATAAAGGTAATGGACAACATACCTTGGACAATCAACCTGCATACATAATAGCGAGGTGATGATTTTGATCGTAGAAACAGTAAAAGTAAAAAATGCAACAATCCGGGTACACGATGACTGTTATGCAGAACGAACAGAGGAAGAGGTGAAAAGCCTGATAGATGGATGCAGCAGGATCATCCAGGAAGCATTATTACGAAAAGAGAAAACCGCCTGAAGGCGGGGGAAGGTGGACAAACATATGAAAAACAAAAGATTAACCATACAGCGAATCGATAAGTTTATAAAGGAACTAAGCTTGACCGAAAGAGTAAATGGCTACTCGGAACAGCAGAAACAGCATGCGATTGCCTGCTTAAACAATTACTGCAGGGAGTTGGAGTATCAAGGAAGAAAATCAGTAAAAATCAAAGGAGCGACCAATGGACCAGAGAATCTTGAACATGACGGCAGGACAAGTCATTGAGTACAGCAGGCTTGTCAGCAGAAGAGAGGAACTGCGGCAGTTTCCGGAAGAGGAAGGAGCTGTTGCAGAGTTGAAGCTAATCGAAGAAAGGATCAAAGAACTTGGATTTGAATGAAGAGAAGGAGAGGAAACAGATATGGATCATTCGCTGGCAATCCGGAAAGATCCGGAGCGAGTATGGGACGTACCAGGAAGCGAAACAGGTAGCAGAAGAAATCGGGGGAGAGTACATCATCGTATGAGTTTCCGGAAGAGAAGACAGCTTCGGTATGCAGAGGAATTGCTGCGGATCCTGGAAGCAGCATTCGGAATTTGTGCGGTCATGCTGATGGGAACCGGATCCTTATGGATAGGGATGATCATCATGACAGCAGGATTGGAACTTAGCTGCAGGTACATAGAAAAAAGCGTAAAAAATTAGTGCACCTGCCGCAAACAGATGCACCGGATATTTTGCCAATACAAACAAAATAAAAACACATTTATATTGTACACCTGTATTGGCAAAATGTCAAAGAAAATGAGAGCGAAAAGCTCCCGTTTTTCACTTGATAAGTATATTAAACTTAGGAGCAAAACAGGATGTATAAACAAAAGAGTTATGACCTGGGAGACATCAGAGAAGTGATGGAGTATCACAACGGGAGATATGGTGCTCCGGGAATGCCGAGAATGAAAAAGAAGAAAGCCACACCGGAGCAGATCAGGAAGACGAATCAGTGGAATAAAGAACGGCAGTGCTGGAGAAAGATGAAGCTGAATTTCCGGGAGAATGACTACTGGGTGACATTAACTTATAAATTGGAGAACCGGCCACAGGACATGAAAGAAGCGGCCAAAGACATCCGAAAGTGGATTCAGAAAGTACGCACACAATACAAAAAACAGGAAGTGGAGTTGAAATGGATGCTGCATACCGAGATTGGAAGTCGGGGAGGGGTCCATCACCATCTGGTCATCAACCGGATTCCGGATGCAGATCTGATCATGCGCAGAGCATGGGAAAAGGGAGGCGTCCACATCGATCTGTTGTATGACGAGGGAGGCTTGCGGAAACTGGCTGAGTATTTAAGTAAAACGCCGGATGAAGAAAACAAGCTGAAAGAGAGCCGGTACTCCTGTAGCAGGAATTTAAAGATTCCGGTGGCAGAAGTGAAGATTTACAAAAGGAAAACATGGAAAGATGAGCCGAAGCCACCAAAAGGATACTACCTAGATAAAGAGACGTACCATGAGGGAATCAATCCGGTAACAGGATATAAATACCGAAGATACATCCTGATCCGTTTGAACAGGAGAATTTGATATGAAAGAGGTAAATATTTACATAAGGACAAGTCTGACAGGTCCATGTATCAAAGATGGAAGATGGGCGGCCGCAATGGAATGTCAGACAAGCAAAGGACCGGCGGTCAAAGGAATTTGCGGGGAAGAACAGGAGACGACCTATTATCGCCTGGTGCTGCTTGGAATTGTGAAATCCTTGAAAATACTAAATGCGCCGTGCAATGCGACCCTGTATACGGACTGTATTTTTATCAAGAACATGATCGAAAACGGGAAGCCGGAGCAGTGGAAGCGGGCGGAATGGAGAAAACCGTCCGGGGAAGAGGTGAAGAACCAGGAATTGTGGCAGCAGTATCAGACGTTGTCAGAGCGGCATGAAATAGCTGTCAGATTTAGTAAACATCACGATTACGTGGAAAAATTAGAGGGATTACTGGAGGAAAAACAGAATGTTTGATGTATTTGGAAATTTTGATTCTGTGGAGGAATTGAATGCGTGTGCAAAAGGATTATTAGAGGAACAGGATCTGGAGCATTTAAAAGTACTGGCAGAGGAAAATGGGATTCCGGATGGAATCCGGGAAGTGTATGAGCAGCATTTATCAGAAGAGCTGGTAGATTTAGTAAATGCGGCCATTGGAAAGCTGCAGGTCGAGCTAAAAGAGGAAACAGACGGGATGCCGGCAGGAGAGATCGTCTCGTATCTGTCTATGAGATGTTTTGAAAAAGAAGCTCTGGCCAGAGCTATAAGAAGAAAGAACCGGACACTCAAAGAGTGCCTGCAGAATATCCGAAAAGAAGCGGAAAAAAGAATCAAAGAAAGAAGCGGGACGCAAGTGGTGCAAATGCCGGATCTGGAAGTATTTTCCATGGCAGAAGAATACTATCTGGAGGTGGAGAAATGAGACGAGGAGAGTTATTAAAGCTTCCAGAGTTAAAAGTAACGGAAACTATGCGAAAGACAGTCAGGGAAGATCAAGGACATCAGGTACTAAGATGTGGAAGACCACCTGTCTGGAGTGCAACATATTATTGGTTCTATCGTGCCAAGAAGACAGAAACGGTTTTAGAGATCGATGTATTTACAAGGGATATGATCTTGGCTGGCACAGCACATCCGGAATACCGGCTATTCCTTTTGGAAGAAAACAAGTACTACACCTATGACAATTTGTGTGAGAAGTGGAGAACTGCAAAAATAGATAACTTAAGCTACATGGAAGGATGTGAAGAGATACAACAAGGGTACTGGTACAGTAGCAGAAAAGTGTGGATACGAGAAGAGGACCGAAAACGGATCTCAGAATTTTGTCACAACGGAAAGGAAGAACCACGTGCAGCAATCGCAAGATGGCAAAATTACAGTAAGGGCAGAAAAGAAATTGACGAAATTGATTCTGAGATGGCACTGGTGCCGGAACTGCCAAAAGATTTTGAAGATTTTGTAGATCGGGAAGTCCTTCCACAGTATTTGTTTTATGATGCCGGAAGAAAGGTAACAAAAGGGTATTGCACACATTGTGGAAGAGAAGTAAAAATCAGGAATCCACACTATGGAGACGAGGGCGAATGTCCATCCTGCAGACATCCCATTACCTACCGAAGTCGAAAGAAAGGCGGAAATGTTCACGCAAGAGGATATGCAGGACTCCTGCAGAAAACAAAAGAGGGGTATGTATACCGATATTTTGAGTGTTATCGGAAATTCAGGAATGGACAAAAGGGAGATGGCGGGTACTGGGAGCTGATACGGATCACGTATGACCGGAATTTAAAAAAGATTCATGAATTTGAATATGAACAGTATAAGCAGACAGACTGGGTTCGGTGGTGTTGCAGAGACGGATGGAGATATTATGCAAAAGTGGTAGAGCATGAAGCAATCCTCTATAACCGGAATCTCAAGCAGATCTTAAAAGGAACACCGTTTCAGTATTCTGCAATGGAACGTTTTGTGAAACATGGGAAATATCGGGAAAAAATGTATTTGGATCAATATCTGGAGGGATACCGGTATATGCCTGGAATCGAACAGCTGGTAAAGTGTGGGTTTTACAGAATTGTCAAAGAAAAAATGCAGGGGTACAACACAGGAAACTTAAAGAAGAAAGAGAGGTCTTGTAAAAAGATACTGGGGCTAAACGGGGAATACTACCAGCTGTTGGCTGGAAAGAATCCAAGCACAAGGGAATACAACACCACTTATAAAATGCAGGAAAAGGGATTGCATCCAACATGGCAGCAGGTTCAGTTTTTTGCAAGGTTTCCGAGGAATTTCACCAGGTATATCCGGTATACCACCATTCACAAGATGGAACGGTACATCAAAGAAGTGTTAGGAGAAGATGAGAGACAAGCCGTGGATTATCACGATTATCTGAAGATGGCAGAGGAACTGGGGTACAACATGCGAGAGCCGTGGATCTTATTCCCGAAGAATTTGAAGCAGCGTCATGAAGAGTTGATTGAAGAGAGCAGAGAACGAGAAATAAAAGCCAAAGAAGATTTGGACAATAAAAAAGACAAAAAGTACGAGCAATACAGAAAACGGGACAGCTATCTGGAAATGGAAACAGAACAATTTTTATTGAGGCTTCCGAAACGGATCCATGAAATCCGGCAGGAGGGAAATGCCATGCATCATTGCGTTGCCACGTATATTGACCGGGTGGCCAAAGGGGAGACAACGATTCTGTTCCTGCGAAAGAAGCAGAATACGGAAACACCGTTTTACACGATGGAGGTAAACAATGGAGCCATGATACAGTGCAGGGCAAAATATAACGGACCTATGACAGAGGAAGTGAAAGAATTTGTCGAGCTGTTCCAAAAAAAGAAGCTCAGGAGCACAGAAAGGAAAGCAGGATAGATGGAGGAATTACAGACAATCAGTACACTGCAGGGAGTAGAAATTGCATTACGAAAAGAACTGGAACATATAGCAGAGGGATACATTAAAGTCGGGTATCTCTTAAAAAAGACCAGAGATGCAGAGTTTTATAAAGAGAAGGGGTATGCAGATGTTTTTGAGTTTGCAAAGGAAACCTTCAATATCAGCAGGACGTGGGCAATTCGGTTCATGCAGATCAATGATACATACAGTATTGATGGGAACAGCCCGGAAATTCAGGAGAAATACCGGGGATATGGCAGCAGTAAGCTGTCTGAAATGTTGGCATTGCCGGAAGAAGTGCGGGAAGTGGTACCAAGAGATGCCACGGTACGGGAAATCCGGGAAGTAAAAGAAGTTATCCGGGAAACAGAAGATCGTTATTCGCCGCAGATGAGCCTGTGCGACATCGCACCAGAAGAACACCATGGAAGCTGGACGGAAACGTTAGTGTATGAATTTTTCAAAGGAGAGGGAAAAGGCTGCTTTGAAAAAATGGCTAAATGGATATGGGCTGACGAGTCAAAAGAAGCAAGTACGATCAACCGGAAGATCATGGGAATTGTGGCTCCAACAAAATTCCGGATGTTTCGGATGCAATTTGCAAATGCACTATTCAGTGAATTTCAGATTCGGATCATGCCATACAACGGCAGGGGAGAACCAGAAGAGATGAGCTATCTGGAGTTGGCCAAAACATTTGAACAGACCTTTTATCCGGAAGGCAGGAAGACTTCTGATTCAGAAGCCTATGAAAGAGTTTATCAGGTGCCGCTGAGAGAAAAGAAAGAGAGGGAAGTCTTAAAGACAGAACCATTAAAGAAAAAGGCAGAACCTGCAAAAGCACAGGAAACTTTGGAAGAGCCAAAAGAAACAGAAGAACAGATTCCAGGACAGATGGAAGTGGAAGATTATCCGGAACTGATGCCGGATGCTCCGGTTATAAATCTTCCGGAAGAAGAAAAACAGGTACATGAGATCACAGAAGAGGTGGTCCAGAAAGGGGAAGTCATAGAAGACATCTTAAAATCCGGGGATTCGGAGAAAATCATCCAGCTTCTGAAGAAAGAATTTGCCTGGCCAAAAGGCGGATGGGACAACTGGAAAAAGAAAGTGATTACTTTATGAGTATTGATTATAGTGATATGGCGTTTCCTAAGCCGAAAAAGAAGAAAAAGAGAATCAGCCATCCGAAAAGCATTTTGAACACAGAAAAGGGAGTGTGCTATCTCTGTGCCAATCTGTATGGAGACTATCGGCAGCAGTATACCGAGGAACACCATGTATTGTTTGGATCCGGGATGAGAATTCTATCGGAAGCCGGGGGATTGAAAGTGTATTTGTGTGAACCGCACCATAAAAGCGGGAAAGAAGCTGTACATAATTGCAGAAAGACAAGAGAACTGCTTTGCGAGATCGCACAGAGGGAATATGAAAAGTCACACACACGGAAAGACTGGATGAAGATCAGCAAGAAAAATTATCTGGATCAGCAAGAGTTGATGAAAGAACCGCAAAATGAAAAGCAGAAAGAAGGACATCCAGGATTCCAATTTTTATAGCATCTCCGGCCAAGTGCCGTGAAGATACAACAGCAGGTACGTCACAAAACCTGTCGTAAGCCATTACATTATCTCCCAGATAACTCTGGGAGAGGAAAGGAGCATCATGTTTATTAAGACGAGCATATTTAAGAGAATATTGAAGGATGCATGGAAAGGTGCAGGACTCACTGTAGGAAAGAAAGAGGAAATGTACTTCATACAGGGAGCCTATTGGATATTATTTGTATATGAGAAGGACTTTACAAGCAAGAATAAGGCAGCAGTCATTGAACTTGTGGGGGATCTTCCGGAAGAGGGCGAAGTATACAGAGCCTATGAAAAAGGAGAAAAGCAGTATGAACTAAAAGTAAGGGATGAGTGGGAATACAAGAAATGGTTATCAGCCAGAGACCGGTATGAGGATACAGAAATCAAATACAGGGGAATGGCAGTGTTACAGAATGTAGAGACAAAAGAGATGAGTTACATACCAGATCAAATTCTGGAATTGGTAAGCCTATCCGAAACAGGTGAGTATGAAGACTTTCCGACAGGACCTATGGGAATGGGATATTTCGTCCTGTGGGTAAATGAGACTGGAATGTTATTGACTGTAAAAACACCGGCAAATGAAGATAACATGGATGGAAGAATCTTGAAAGCGCTGAGCGGGCTGGAAATGGAGTAATATGGCAGAAAAATATAAGAAAGTATATGCAGTAGATTTTGACGGAACGCTTTGCAGAGGAACAAGATTTCCTAAAATAGGAACACCGAATTTCTATTTGTTTGAATTTTTAAAGGAGAAACAAAAGGAAGGGGATATTATTATTCTGTGGACGTGCAGAGAGAAAAAATTGCTGGAAGAAGCAGTCGAATTTTGCGAAAAATTTGGTCTGAGATTTGATTATATCAATGAAAACACGAAAGAGAATATCGAGAAATATGGAAATAACACAAGAAAAGTATTTGCGCATTATTATATCGATGATAAAAATATGACAATAAATGATCTGAAGGTGAAGGAAGAAGGTCTGGATCCGGTTATTTGGGAGAGAGCCTGTCGAATATCGGCAGAGTACATGGTATAGGAGAAAAAAGATGGAAAACAACACAGTAAAGATCACAGGAAAAATTATGGAAACACCAGAGTATTTATTGACTTCACCAGATAGAAGAAAGATTTATAAATCAACTATAGAAGTCATGCGGACAAGTGGAAACATGGATGCAACGATCCGTTCTGGCCAGATGGATGCAACATGAATATTACAAGAAACCATATTATAAGCTACAAGCATGATATACGGGAGATATGCGAAGCGAATAATATGCCACTCCCAGAGGGATATTACCTGCCAACGCCACCGGAAGTTGATAACAACTACATGGCGAGCCTAAAGCGGGAAGATAGAGTTAACAGGATGCGCCGGCAGGGCGTGAAGTTTGCAAAGAAAAAGACAGAATATGACTTAGAACAATTGAGTTTGTTTTAACGGAGGAATGAATAATGGCGAAAACAGAGAGTAGCATGGAAGAAATTAGAGTCGGAGACATAGTGATGTGCGTTGAATATCCAGGCAATCCATGCGGAATAGTGGTTAAACAGTATCGTCCGACAGCATGCGGACAGCAGACAATGATTAAATGCAATGACGGGCGGTTATTCCACGCACCAACAAGTGATTTTAGAAAGATAAGGTAATTGGAAGGAGAAAGGAATAATCATGATAGGAAAATGCAAAGCACCAAACACATGTGTATGCAAATACGAACATTGTTGCATAGAATGCCCAGAAAATGATATTTGCAATATGCAGTGTGTAGATAAGGACAGATATGAGTATTGTGTGGAGTGTCCGGAATATGAGGAGGAGCAATGATTTTATTTTGTCCAGATTTAACAGGAAAAGAAGAGGTAAAAGCAATGCTTATTGGGAATGGAGATTTTGTTAGACCAGTGTTACATCCGTGTATTAAAGAGAAATGTGTAGCGTACAAGGATGGAAAGTGTATGAAATACGACAATGAAGTGGAGAGGGAAAGTGGAAGAGCGAGCATTTGAAGATATCCTGTATATGATTAAAAGATCGTGCGACAAGAATTTTTACAAAGGCACTGATTACGATGGGATGAAACAGGAAATTGTAAGGTGTGCTACAGATATTTACATTGAGCAGATGCGACAGAACGGAGGAAAAGAAGATGAATAGAGACCTTTTTAAAGCAAAGAGAAAAAGCTGGAAAGAACTTCCGAAAGAGGAATGGTGGGTTGAAGGATATTTATTTGATGATGGAATGCCAGAACCGAAACATTATTTTATTGGCGGGATAATCGTTAAACCGTATGAAGGTACAGCATGCGACAAATGGAATGTAGTTGGCATTGATTTTTATGAGATTGATATAAACACCCTCTGCCAGTACACCGGACTTACCGACAAGAATGGTAAGAAGATTTGGGAGAATGACCTTTTAGGACACAAACTGAATCGCGTTGAATTTTTAAATGGAACATACTGCATAAATGGAGATAGATCTTTATTTTTCGAAGCGAACACAAATGAAGTCATTGGCAATATTTTTGACAATCAAGAGATGTTGGAGGTGGAGTGATGAACGCATTAGAGAAGATCGTGGAAGAAATCGAATCCATGAAAAATGACGCCTACGAAACACTGAAGGAAGAAAAGAAAAGACATGGAGCGAGCAAAACAGCAGAAGAGCTGGAAAGCTATCTTTATGGCTTGACCTGTGCAGTAGATATTGTGGAGAAATATGTGGGTAAGGAGAATGTGGAATGAACGTACTAGAGAAGATCTTGGAAGAGATTGAAGATCATGCGATAGAGTTTGAATCATTCGGAATGTGTGATGATTATGTAAGTGTTGGTTGGGCAAAAGACATTATCCGTTCTCATATGGGCGATGTTCCGAAGTGCAGAGAATGCAGCCGAAGAAAATTTTATATGCAAGGATATGAAGATGGGAAGAAAAATGACGGTTGGATTCCGGTAAGCGAGAAATTGCCGGAAGTCGGAAAAATGGTAAAAGTTACTGTACACTCATCTGAATGGATTGGAGACTATTATTCATACTGGGTCCCAGAAGAAGAAAAGACATACCATCCGGAAGAGCGCAATGTGTACGACGGATACATAGATAGAGTGGGTATGTGGAAATTTTGTGATGATGGAGGTTCGGTCTACGCTTGCGACAAAGAATTTGGGACAGATAAGGAAATAGTGTACGATGTCGTGACAGCGTGGATGCCGAAAGAACAGATAGAACCATACAAGGAGAAATAACATGGACATCATAATCACAATCGCATTCCTAGCCCTGTACTATATCCTGGGGCTTGGAACAGTGATTACTTTAAAGACAGGAATCGAAGAGGAAGTAGAGCTAGAAGGAGCAGATTATCTTCTGGCTGGAGGGTTTCCGATACTGTTATTTGTGATTTTTTTAGATTGGATTGTGCGAAAGATAGTGAGGTAGGATGATGAAAAAATTTAACTGGGATGAATTTAAAAATAAAGACAATAAGATTGTGATGCATTGTAAGACTGAGGAAGAAGCAAAAGATTTCTGCAGGCAGATGCACGGACATGGAATGAAATGGTGCACAGGCAAAAGTTATATGGAAAAGACGAATTATGAAAAGTGCAAAGGAGAAACATGCTATACAGGATCCGGAATGCTCTCATCGTATCGGTACTACAATAGCGAAGGATACGAAATCTTAGAATGGAGTGATTACATGCAGAAAGAATTTACAAAGGCGGATCTGGAAGACGGGATGGTAGTTGAACAAAGAGATGGCAACATGTATCTTGTATTGGCTGGGAAGACAGTAAGAAAAGGCAGATGCAATCATATAGACGGTTACACTGATGACTTGAAATGGGAAGGGTATACAGGAGTGTTACAACGCATTTTATTTGATGCCATAATTTGCAGAATTCGGAAAATTAAAATATCCCATTTTTAG